CCGACATCGACGAACGGAGTTGCCCGAGCCGGCGATTGGTTTGAGGTTAACGGGGAGTTAAAAAGGCTAACGGCAGACCTTAACTCGGACGGATCTGGCAACGGCTATATGATCTTCGAGCCTTCTCTTAGAGCCTCTCCTGCTAACAACGCTCCTGTTATTTTTCGATCCCCGATGGGCAAGTTTCTTTTCGCAGAAGATTCCGTCTCATACGATACTCGTCCCGGCATTATTTCCGATATTGAGTTAAATCTTGTTGAGGATGTGACATGAGTCGTTTTGTTTCTGCGACTAATGAAACAGAATCTGAAAAAACATCGATAATTGCCATAGTCATGGCAGACTTAGACTTCTCCTCTGGCATTGTTCGCGTACATGACGGCATCGGGACTATCGTATCTGGGGCCAATACTTATAACGGCGTTGGTAGCCTCGGCGATATCGACGTTATTGACGAGAACATTGACATCGTAGCGAGGGGAATAAAACTTACGCTTTCTGGAGTTGACTCGTCTTTTATTACTCCTGCGATGACAGAGGTTTATCAGAATAGACCTGTTACGCTTTACCTAGGATTTATAAATCAATCTACCGGCGCATTGGTCGCTACTCCAGAAACGATCTGGGAAGGCCGAATGAACCAAATGACCTTTAAGATCGATAAGGGTAGCGCGGTGATTGAATTAACTTGTGAGCATCGCCTTCGTAGAGAGCCTCGCGTTGCTCGATACACGAATCAAGATCAGTCGGTTATTTTTTCTGGCGACAGGTTTTTCGACTTGATCTATGCGATCCCCGGATTCGTGGCGAAGTGGGGGTTTCGCGATTCCTCGTATAGCGGCGGCGGTGGAACCCCGATAGATCCAAGCAGAACCCCAGAAAAGTTAAAATGAAACGCAGATACGATTGGGCATCTCAGATGCACTCTGTTATCGATGCTCATAAAGACAAATCTTTCGAGTGGGGTCAAAACGACTGCTGCCTATTTGCATCTAGGGTGGTCGATGCGATGTGCGATTCTTCTTTTGAGGAAGAATTAAAAGAAAAGTATTACGACGAGCAATCTGCCATGGACTATATAAATAGTTCAAACGGCATTAAGACCGCTATAGAGTCTCATTTGGGTATCGCTAGTAACGGCAGACCGAAAAGAGGAGACGTTATCCTCTTTGAGAACGAAGGTCGAAAAATTTTAGGCATTTGCACAGGGACGAGAATAATTAGCATGGCTACTAATGGTCTCGCCGAGGTCGATCGTTCTTCGATAGTTTGCTACTGGAAAATATAAAATGGCAAACGTAATCCCTCTTGGTATCCAGAAAGCACTTGCTGTTTTTTTTGCATCTACGGTAGGCAAGATTGTAACGACAATCGCTGTCAATGTGGCGATTAACAAAGTTACAGAGGCTATTGCTGGAAAGCCAAGGATAACTAAGCAGCCTGTAGACATCGAATACAGTGGCACGGTAGAGCCTCGTAGAATTATCTATGGAGAGATGCTTGTCTCTGGCATCAACGTGATCCCACCTCTAACTTCTGGCTCGACTAACCAATACCTGCATCAAGTCCTAGCCGTTGCTGGTCACGAATGTAATCAACTCGGTACGGTTTATTTTGACCGCGCTAGCGTAGGAACTATCTCATCTGTAACCGGAACCGATAACGACGGTAAGGTTACATCTGGAACTTATAACAATAAGGCGTGGATCAGACGGTATACGGGAACCGAAACGCAGACCGTAGACTATAAACTTACGACTGCTTTCCCTGTTCAATGGACGAGCAACCATCGAGGTCGCGGCGTTGCGTATATCGCATTGACTTACGAGTACGACGAGACGATTTATAAGACCGGAAAACCGGAAGTAACTTGCTTGGTGCAAGGTAAAAAGGTATACGACCCGCGCCTAGACTCTACGCAAACAGGAGGCAGCGGTTCGCAGCGCGTAGATGATCCTTCTACGTTTGCTTACTCATCGAACCCCGCCTTGTGCCTTGTTGATTACTTGCTTTCTACTCGGCTCGGTCTCGGGGAGGATACAGACCGAATCGATTGGGCGTTAGTAATGGATGCGGCTGATATCTGCGATGAGTTAGTTAACATCCCAGGAAGCACCACGCAGAAACGATATACCTGTAATGTAGTGCTTACCGCCACAGATAGATTTGAAGATAACATCCAGACCCTAACGCAAGCGATGTCGGGGGTTTGCTATTACTCTGGTGGCAAGTGGAGAATCTATGCCGGTGCATGGTCATCCTCTGCCTTCACGCTAACGGATGACGATTTAGTCGAGGGCGGCATACAGGTATCAACGGCCTTCCCATACAATCAGCGATATAACTCTGTTCGCGGTCAGTTCATCGATAAGGATAGAAACTGGCAACCGATGGAGTACCAGCCAGTTATCAATACGTCTTATGTAAGCGCAGACGGAGAGCAAATCTGGATAGAAACAGACTTTGCCGCTTGTACTAATGAATACGAAGCGCAGCGACACGCAATCCTGCTTTCTCGCAGAAGTCGTAACGGGCAAGTTGCAACCGCTCGATGCGGTATGTCTGCCTATAAGATCAGACCTTTCGAAACAGGTACGGTCACGTTCTCGGAAATAGGCTGGACTAGCAAAGCAGTTAGGTGCGAAGGGTGGAAATTTGACCCTACAGGCGCAGTCGAATTGATTCTAAGAGAAGAAGCCTCAACCGATTGGAGCGATCCGTTAGTAACGGATTACGAAACGCCTACTAGCGTTACAACCCCAACGCCATCGACTTATACGCCCGACCCGCCTACGAACTTAACGGCAAGAAATCTATTCTCTGGCTTTAACCTGTCGTGGACGGCCCCTGCATCATTCCCTGTAGGCTCTCTATACGAGGTCTACGAACACACATCGGTTACCCCCTTCTCTAGCGCAGTAAAGATTTGGAGCGGTAACACTACGTCAGTATTTATCCCTAAAACGGATACGACTACTCGTTATTACTGGGTCTTGTTAAGGGCGAATACAGGGGTTGCCTCGACTCAAGAGCCTTCGGTAAACGGCGTAGCGGCTGCGGCTAACGATCAGCCTAGTTCGCTTTCCGCTTCTGTGTCTGCATCCTCGGTTAGCAAAACAGGCACGGCTGCTAGTTTGACCACGGCATCTGTAACCGTAACCCCTATCGGCGGCAGTACGCCCTATACCTATAGTTGGGCTAGAACAAGCGGATCGTCCTCTATCGCTGCGGATAGCGCGTCTGCTGCGACTACTACGTTTACGGGAACATCTCTCGCCTCGGGAACGACTTATAACGCAGTCTTTACTTGCACAGTAACGGACAATGCGGCTGCAACGAAAACGGTAACAGTTAACGTAGAGATTATTAGATCGTCTATGTCGGCATCTGCATCTCCGTCTTCGCTCTATGAGTTAAGCACGGTATCTTCTGGCACTACAGCATCGACGACGGTTTCCGTTACTGGCGGCACATCTCCATATACCTACTCTTGGGCAAAAGTCGACGGTGATACGTTAACTGTAAATAGTTCGACTGCTGCTACGACTACCTTTACGAAAACCGGAATGAATCAAGGCGATTCTTATACGGCAACATATCGATGTACGGTTACAGATAGCACGGTTGGCACTCCGTTAACGGCAACGGCAGATGTAATCGTAACTATAGAACGAGAGGCGGCGACTGGCCCAATTCCATAATTTTAACTTCGGAGATATTGAGATGAGTGCATCACAGAGAACGGCAGATATAGCCGCAGGAACATCAGTTGCCGCAGCAGGAACGAGTTGGCTTGCAAGTGCTAACGAGATCGTTGCATTCATCGCGGGAATAATCGCAATTATTGCCGGTATTGTTTCTATAGCCGGAAATTGGGTAAAGATTAAGGAAGGAATTAAAAAGTGACAGATACTGTGAGGGCTAAAAAATGATGACAATGATTAGCACTTTCCTTTCATTTCTTGCTGGTGGTTTGCCAAAAATTCTTGACTTCTTTCAAGATCGACAAGATAAGAAACATGAATTGTCGATCCTTGCTATGCAAAAGGAACGAGAATTAGAACTAGCCGCTAAAGGGTTTGCACATCAAGCAGAGGTCGAGGAAATAAAGACCGAACAGATTGATATACAAGCAAAATCCGATGAGCGAATTGCTTTATATCAACATGATATGGAGATTGGTAAAGGTGCCTCTCGTTGGATGATTAATCTTCGTGCATCAGTTCGTCCCGTAGTTACTTATATCTTCGTACTTGAACTTGTTGCTATCAATATTGCGGGAGTATGGTACGCCTACACAACTGGAATCCCGTTTGCTATTGCGATGGAAAATGTCTTTAGTGACGATGAGATGATGATTCTTGCTAGCATTATTGCTTTCTGGTTCGGATCGCAAGCCTTTGCAAAGAAATGAGCGAAAAAGACAAGATATCGGATTTACTTGAATCTGTAGGTAATCCAATATCGGCTGCTAAATCAACTATCGAATCCACGCGAGGTTTGGTTCAAGAGACATACGGGCTTGTTGAGGATGTTCGTGGAATTGCAGAAAAAGAAAAAGCGCGTAGAGAAGATAGAAAAGAACAAAGACAGGTTGATAGTGTAAAGTCATCTGCAAAAATAAAAACAAAAGTTGCATCTAATGAGTTAAAGAAAGCCGCGATAGAATATAACGCCTCTATCGATGCAAATATCTCTGCTGCAAAGGCTGCATTAATTAGGGAAAGACAGAGAGAAGAAGAGCATTCTTTAATTTGGAGTATGAGTCAAAGCGAAAGAGACGCTTATCTTGCTGAAAAAAAGAAACAAGCAGATCAGGCAATAAAGGAAAAATTGAGAATTATTAAAGAAAACGATGCTCGACAAGCGCGTAATCAAATGATATTTACAGTATGTTTTACTATTGTTTTTGCGTTAATTTCTTTATGGGCATTTTTTCTTTGGCTGCACTACTTAACTGGAAAAATACCTAATGTTCCCGGTGCTTCATGGGTAAGGTAAGTAGCGAATGTATAGAAATGATAAAGCATCACGAGGGCGTAAGGACACGCCCGTATCGATGTCCGGCCTCTCTATGGACGGTAGGGGTCGGGCATCTTCTATATCCCGAACAGGCTAAATTACCTGTAGCCGAACGATTACAGTTCCCTCTACTATCCGAGGATAACCGTGTTTGGACTCTCCCAGAAGTGGACGCTCTACTGGCTAAAGACCTTGCAAAATTTGAGCGTGGCGTTACCAGATTTTGCAATTCTAATTTTGCTCATCAAGGGCAATTTGATGCTCTTGTCTCCTTTGCTTTCAATGTTGGACTAGGCAACCTTCAGCGATCCTCGCTCCGCATGAAGCATAATCGTCAAGAGTACGAAGCCGCCTCCGATGAATTTCTTAAGTGGACTAAGGCAGGAGGCAAAGTCTTGCGTGGTCTAGTCATTAGACGCAACGATGAGCGAAAACTTTATGCCGGTTAAAAACAAGAAAGTACATTCTATACAAATGTACGAGGGAAGTTGGTATCGCGTAAAAGGATATAACTACACCGAGTGCTGCGACTGTGCGTTAGTTCACAAAGAGCAATTTCGCATCGTCGATGGGCATCTTGAGTGGAGTGGAATACGCGACGATAAACTGACCGATGAACGCCGAAAGGAACTCGGCATCAAGGTCGTTCGCAAAAAGGTGAAAAGTGATAAACGAAAAGGCAAGTGACGAAAAAATCGTTAATGCTTTGATTAAACACAACTGGGTGCGGCATGAGGCGGCTAAAGACCTGGGCATAAGTTATCGAGCCTTCCTCGCCCGACTCGCTAAGATGAAGAAGCGAGGCATTAAGATAGAAGGCACGACCTACCAAGGGCGAAATGTCGACGCTCCGAGAGGCTTTGAGTTTACCCCGCTTCCCGAAGATGACGTTCCTATCGAGGAACTGATCGAGCAACGCAAGCGCAAGTTTGCCCACAAGCGCGAGCATGAGGAAGCCTCTAAACTCATCCCGATTCGCATAAAAATCGGTGGCCCTATCGGACTACTGCACTTTGGCGACCCGCACGTTGACGATGACGGCTGTGATATCGAGGCTATCGAGCGACATACGGCT